CATCTGTACAATGTCGAATGCTGCAGTTAACATCTGAAAGTGTCTTCTGATCATCATGACGTCATCGAATACTATTACAATCCGTTTTCCTGTACGCTGATAAATGTAGTCTTCTACGACTCTTTTCATCATTGGTAAATCATCTGATGTTGTATTGTCCATAGTTCTTTTTTAGTCCTAGCGTTTCCATCTCATGGTATCTTAGTGCGTCAATAGCGTGGTTAAAATGGTCAATAGGAACGTTTGTTTTCTCTCCGTCTTTCTTTACACTCCAACAATAGCTTCTAAGCTCTTTGATTAGGTTTGTACTCGCACTTGTGACTAGGTAGTCTTGTCGTTGCATTACGTCAATTCCAAACTTGATTGAGTCAACTCCCTTTGTTACTCCTTTAATCATCTTTCCAAATCTACGAATCTCCTCGATTGATTTAGGTTCTGAACTATCTGCATAAATTGTTACATTATTTGGGAGCACTTTTGCAATGTCAGAGTTTACCATTCCTGTACGGTAGCATATCTCGTTTACGATTCTTTGTCCGTTGTAGTTGTAGATTTCAATTGCTGATGTTGGATCATTCGTGTAACCAAAGTCAAGTCCGATTCCTATCAACTTTGCTTCGCTTGGTATTGTATCTATCGTCTTCCAGTTGTTGAAGATTACTCCCTCAAGGCTTCCGATTTCTCCTAGTCCGTAAACTCTCCACCAATTCGCCCAATAAGATGACGTAGCTGCTTTCTCTCGGTTCTTTTCGATTTGGCTTACGATTGATTCATCGAGAGCTTCGTTGTCTTTGTAGGTTAAGATAATAAAATCTGAATCAGGTTCGTCTTTCAGTTCCTTGTGTACCCAGAACTCATTAGCAGGATTAAAGTCTAAGAATACTTCCTTTTTGGTACGAATGGAAAGCTCGTTGTAAGATTCAAAGCTGACGTTATTACACTCGTTGATGTATAATATGTCACGTCTTGCTCCTCTGAGTTTAGATGCATCGTCTGCTGAGAAGAACTCTATAACGCTTCCGTTTGCAAATTCGTATCTTAGAAGTGACTTATTGAATCTGTCATCAACATAACGTCCTGTCCAACGCATTACTTTAACAAAGTCTTTTAATGCACCACGTCGCAAGTGAGGAATTGATTCAGCTACAACAGATACTTCTAGTCCTGCTTCTTTTGTACACTTGTCTATAAGAATTGGAAGTATCGAAAATGTCTTACCCGCACTCGTACCTCCTTGGATAATTTTAATTCTCTTTTTTAATTGCAGAATCTTTTTTATTGCAGTAGTTACTCTAAACATATTGTATTTCTATAACTCCTTTTTTAAGTCTACGATAAAACGTAGTTGTTCCAATTTCAAGATGAGATATTAAAGCGTTAACTGAATCAAATAAAACTCCATTAAATTTAACCTTTTTGCTTGATGGTGCTTGTGCATTTTTCAATCCTTTATTCCAAGGTACAAGACCTTTTTTAAATGCCGTGCTATTTCCTTCTTCTCCTACAATGTTACATAAGTTTTCAAGACCTAAAGACACAATGCAACTACGTTCTATTTCTAATGCTTTTTCTTTACTGATTCCGTTTACAATTATTTGGAATTGAAATCCGTTATTACCCCAAACGTACTTTCTCCATTTTCTATTTCGCTTTGAACCTCCATCAAATACTCTATCGTTTTTACCTATGCCTACATAAAAACATTCTCCTGTTATTATGTTATTGTGAGTGTACACGTAGTAATTATTCATTATCTGACAATTCATCAAGGTTAAACAATGGTTGTTCAGTTATAATCGTGCTTTCAACTTTCTCAGTGAGTCCGTTTAATCGTTGTGTAATGGATGGATTGTATTGTCCTACCATTCCTCCTTCGATTTGATCTTGACGGATTGCTTTTCTTATACGCGTGCAGATGGGAGTAAATTCTGAGTATCTTTTATCAGTATTCTTAAAATAATCGTCAACACATCCTACTCTGTCGTAGCAAAACAATTCAAAACCTTCTAGTGTTAAAGGTCTTTCTAGTGGTTCTGCTCTTTCTTCAAACTCTTTACCTCCGAATACGCTTTTTATTCTTGGATTCGCTTTTACGTCTGCTTTATACTTGTCGAATAGTTCACTTAGTTGTTCTGGTGAATCTAGGTTTCTTGGTCTTCCTACTTTTGCCATTTTTTATTTCGTCTTTTTGTGGTGTTTAAAATGTTCTAAAAATTCGTCTTCTGATATTTCCTCGCAGCATAACAAACCATCTGAATCTGTTAGATAAACTACATAGTGACATCCTTGACGTTCTAAATAGTCGCAAAGTTGTTTACCTGCTTCTATCATTTCTTTTCCGTAATCTACTATGTAATATCTCATTTCGTGTTTATGCAGTTTCGTACTCGTTAAATACCTTCTGCATCTTTACAATAATTTCACGTAGGCAACTTGCACATGATGTAGGTTCTTGTCTAATCTTAAAGATACGGTTGTATATCTTTAGGATTGCATCTTGTTCCGTTGGTTTAATCGTGTTTTTGAATAGTACCTGTGTTTCGTTTAGGTAGTTGTATTCGTCTTCCGTTAGGCACTCTGGTTTGTTGTAAGGAAATAATGCGTTGAGCTTCTCCTTACGTTCATTGCATCTGCAGTCTTCTCCCATTAGGAACTTAGCTACCTTTGCAATTCCTGTAGCTTCTAATACATTCTCTACTGTATCTCCTAGTCCTTCTGCTTTTTTTCTTGGTGTTCGTGTTTTTGCCATTTTTATCTTATTAATTCAAATTCGTCGTGTAAATAATCTTCATAGTCTTCTCCTACATTTTCTTTAATCCGTTCTTTGCAGTTCTTTAAAGTATTAAATATAGATGTTAGACTTATGTTTGTTTCCTTTGCGATGTCACGCATGGATAAAGTTTTCTTTCGGTAGATATCAAATAACATTCTGTCGTAATGATGCCATGTCTTTGTTTCTTCCTCTATTAAAGTTTCAATTTTGTGGAATGCTTCGTGTTTTTCTACGTGATCAATCTCACTGGATAACGTGTGTAAACATTCTATTGATATAAACTCTAGCTTGTTTAATTTGTTTGAGTCGTGCCAACAGTTCCTAAGCAAAGTCCAAATGTAAAATAGGTTTACTTCTCCTGATTCGTTTAGTACCTTTTCTTTTTGTCCGTATTTATGTACACGTATGTACATTTCCTGCACTACGTCCTCTGGGTAGTCGCTTCCGAATGTGGTTACTATCTTTACCCACTCTTTATGCTGACTTGATACTTTACTCAGTAACTCCATTGATTAAATTCTAATCAAAACTACAATGAAAATCTAATCACGTTGCTAAAAAGTTATCAACAATAAAAAAGCCACCTGTTAAAGTGGCTCTAAAAAGAATCTATTGCAGTGCTTATGGTATGCTTTAGATTACATTGTTTCCCTTAATAAATATTCGTCTAGTTTTATTGCAGTGCTTAGTGTGATGTCTTTGCCTTGCAAGAATTTGTCTATTTGATATTGGTGAAACTTTCCTGTCTTTGATTTGATATCTTGGACAATTTGATTTCGTGTTTTGGTACGAAGCAACATCTCTAATTGCTTTCGCAATCCTCCCTCGTCAATGTACATCAGAACGGAAGATCGTCGTCCATTGAATCTGATACTGGTCTACGTTCCATTGTTTCAGGTGCTACGTAAGGTTCTGAGAACGCTGCAGAGAAAAAAGCTCCTGCTTTACCTTGCTTTACCCATAAGGCAACTTCCATTTCTTTTCCGTTTACGTTTACTTTTCCTTTGTAGTCGGGATGGTTATCCGCTTTCTTGTTCGTGTTTTTGAAGATTGCTCCAGTGTTGATTTTGTTTTCCATTGTATTTAAATTTAATCGATTAAAAATTCATCCGTCTTCACAACTTCCACTCCCTCAACTAACTCTGCAAGGTTGCCCGTTACAATTGCTGTTGTGTGTGGATGTGTGTTTTCACTTAACCATTTCATTAATGGCTTTACTGCTTGTTCAAATGTTTGTTTTTCCATTGTATATTTATTTATTTGTTTACTTAATTCGTATTTTGCTACTTGTGGTTTGACTATTGTTTCGATGACATAATCAGCTTTAACATTAAAATCATTCCAATCTATTTTCATCTTACTATTTGGTAAGTTACTATTTAGAAAGCTCCTCTCCATACATAACCTACGAAGTGTAGGAATCCGTAGCAAAAAACGGATAGTACAAAGAGTAGGAATATAATTGCTTTTGTTTTCTCTTTCATTTTT